AGAAGTAACTCTGGAACTGTTGAATTACTAGAGATAGACATATCTTTGATAAACGGTCCCAGATGTATTTAGAATGCTTTGATCAGGTACTTACAGAGATGATATGATTCAACCAATGGAATGGGATAATCAGGATCAATCGCAGCAGTTGGTAGGAGTGGATTTTGAGAATTTAATGTAAATGTAGCATCCAATCCAGTTGCGCCTGTTGGATATGTCGCATTCTCTTTTCCTTCAACAGTATATGATAACTGGTCTGCAGATTTTGGAATAGATCCATCAGCAGGAACAAATACCAATTCAGTTACCTCATCATATTCATAGATGAAGTCACAAATTCCAAAGTGGTCAGTATCACCAGCATTATCATTTGTAGATGCACCTGGGTTTCTTTCTTGAGCAATCTTAAATCTTGTAGTACCAGTCTTCGCATTATTTGGAAGAGTTACTTCATACCAATACCAATTTGTAGGATTAGTTCCAGATCCTGTGCCATCATAGTTTACACCAGTATAATCTGGATCATTACCAGACAGAGGAACAATAACTCCCAAGAAATTACTAAAGTTTAGACTCAAATCTGTATTGTAATAGATCTTCAGTTCGTCACCACCATGTTCTGGTGTATTTCCACCATTTTGACCATTTCCACGAGCAACTTTAATAACAAATCTATTTACATTTGTACAATCATGCTCTTTAATAACAATAAACCTTTCTTGTGTATCACCACGGAATTTAACGTAGTTAGTATAAGTGGTTGGTGTTATTAACGTTGATAAATTTAACGCAGTTACGGTCTTACTAACCTGATCTACTTCTGCTGTTGCATAAGCAAGAGTTCCAGCACCATGTTTGATTCTAACTTCTGGTACAGCAGTGTAGTTACTTCCACCAGAAGTAAGAGAAATACTATTAACAACTCCATTACTGAGAGTTACTGTTCCAGCAGCACCAGTTCCTCCTCCACCGCCAAGAATTTCAACTTCAGGAACTTGTGTGGTAGGTAGTTTAAAACCACCAGCAGAACCTGTTCCACTACCATTTCCATAGATTTCAACATCTTCATCACCAGCGATGACAATATCACCAACCGTAATAGAAGAAACTCCACCCTCATATCCAATAATTTCACCAAAATTCACCTGTACTTGACCACCGTTACCAGACTCACCACCACCAGTTCCAGATCCACCACCACCAACAGTGATAGAAATATTTCCTGAGTTGGTTGTCATGTCATCGGAGTCAATAGTTCCATACATGTAATTGCCAGATCCACCGCCACCGCCTCCATTTGTCCAGTAACTTCTATCTTCATTATAATCATATTTTACATATCCACTACCGCTATTATTTGAGTTCTGACTAACAAGATCAAAAATATTTGACTTGTATGATGTCATACCGCGACCACCACCTTTTCCACCACCGTGACCAGCAGGACCACCGCCACCGCCACCTTTTCCACCACCAGTGCCTGTATAAGATGCAGATGCTACACCAGCACCTCCTCCTCCGCCACCGCCGCCATTACATCCAGCGTTACCACCATTAGCACCACCACCAGAAAATAGATTAGATCCAGTTGATAGTGGAGAGTTACTATTCCATCCAGGTGTGTTATTAGATCCACCTTGGAATCCATTATCACTATTACCACCGTCGTAACCTCCACCACCACCGCCGCCTCCAGCGCCAGCTACAGTCTCACTACCAATTTGAATGGCGGTAGCACCACCACCGCCGCCGCCATTTTGTCCGCTACCATTCTTATTTCCTCCACTTCCTCCACTACCAAATCCACTACCACCAGATTTACCACTACCCTGCTGTCCATTAGTATAACTTGCAGAAAATCCAGAGGATGGATTTTTTACATCCAATACTAATTTAGATCCTTGTCCACCTTTTCCACCATTAGTTCCATTACCACCATTTGCATTACCCTTACTTACACCTTGTGCTCCAGCAAGAGTAATTGTAATTGAATCAAGTTTATATGTGGAAGAAATACTGAAAGATCCACTACTATTAGTATATGTTTGAGATCCTGTGTATCCCGAGTCATTTACATATGCATTTACTCCATCTCCTCCCGCATTACCAGTTAAAGGATCACCACCTTTTCCACCATTATTTGGGTTATCTGGATATGTTCCAATGTAATATGGTCCAGAAGTTGCACCACTAGTACCAGCAACAGATTTATCTACAACTGTACCGAAATTACCTGCATCTGTTCCTGTCACAACAGCTGTATCAGATGTGCCACCATTACTACCCTGACTACCATTACCACCAGGAGCAGTAACTTTTAATCCAGAACCATCACCAACTTGCACAACGCTATCTGCACCATCTCCTCCATTGGTATTTCCACTAGAACCGCCGCCGCCACCACCTGCTGCAATAATTTGCATAGTTTCCCAAGCTGCAGGCATTGCTAAAGTATAATTACCAGGGACTGTGTATACATTAGTTGAATTGTACTCAATAATTGGTGTTGCACCCGCAAATTCAGTTCTACCACCAATCTTACTAGAATTGACAAACTTTTTGAATACAGTAATAGGAACATATGTTATTAGTTCATATGTTCCAGCACCTTGAGAACCAGATGCCATGTAATATTGATCATTTTCATATCCCCATTTTGTAGATCCTGTTCCACTTGCACCAGGAACATAGTCAAAAAGATCATATGTTGCTACTGTATTGTCAGATAGTGGTTGCTTTAACAATGCATGTTTATGCTCAAAAGCAAGACCACCAACTGGGAAGAAACTATACAGTGATTTCTGACCATTATTATACTGCACCAAATATCTGTCGCCACTATATCCACCTGTATGTGCTAAATCCTGTGATCCAGAACTATGATACACAAAGTGAGTGTGTTGAGGAACAGATTGGAGTCTCTTCTCATTCATTTCAACGAGGACTGTCTGCGATCCAATAATGCTAGTAGAAGCAGAGTCAATAACCTTCTCGTATCCAGTTGTTGTAATAGTACCTAGAGAAAAATATCCACCTTGCGCTGCTTTTGTTAGGATCCAAGATCCTCCTTTATAGTCATCACCAACACCTAAAGTTAATTGACCCGTGGTTGGAGTTCCTGGTCCATATACATTACCATATCCAACAATTTTTCTTGTTTTTAAATCAGGAACTTTAAATGTTCCGAGATTAGAATCACCCCAATAATTAAATACATTTGATGGAGAAATTGCTTGGAGAGTTCCTGATGCTGAGAAATTATATTCTAGTGTTAATCCAGTTCCACTTCCAACACCATTAATAGTAAATCCAGGAGGATTTGTTGGGTCATATCCAAATCCCAACTTTGTCACAACAATTGCAGTAACTGCACCATTTACTACTGTGATGTTTGCCTCAATAATTTGAAGTGCTCCTGGGTTTGCTGCATTGTATCCAGGAGGACTATCAAAGACAATTGTGTCATTAGTATCATATCCAGATCCACCAGCAGTGATTGTTATTGCTTGCTTTGAAGTTCCACCATATTCGTTACCAATAGCTTGATATAATGCAGGAAAATCTGAAATATTGTATTCAGATCCATCACAATACAAATATCCAGGAAACTGATACTCTGGATTTGTCTCCGTATTGGCATCTCCACTCTGTTTTACATATGGAGTGAATGGAACATAAGAATTATCGTAGACATCATCAATTGCCTTGAAAGTAGTAATAATACTTCCAATGTTACCAGAATCTGCTGCTTTATCAGTATAATATAGAGGTCTATTACTTCTATAAGATGGTGGAGTTGATACCATTTCTTAAACTTTAATTAGATATTCTAAAACAATGAAAGGAGATGAAACAGTGTCTAGAGACGCTGATGTATCTACACTTAAATTTAATGTAGTAGTAAGCGCATCTGGAGAAATTTCAAGAGGATCTGTCTTCAAGGCGAAGGTATGATCTCCTTTATCAATAGTAACTTTGTGTGCGTGAGCAGTAGGATCACCTTCTTGATCTAATTCTGTAGTTTCAGAGAACTCATTGAACAAAGTTGCGTAAACTAAACTAGATCCCGTTGTGCTATTTAGAGGCACAACATCAGATAATGACACATCTTTCCAATCTAAAGGTACGAAAGGATCAATATATGTTGCATCAACATCTTTACTTGTTCCACTATTTTGATTTCCAGACTGAATAAACAAACAACCGAGGAATCCAGCAGGAGTTCCACTAATATATGTTGGAACTAAGTTGTTTATGCCGTAAGCTGATTGCCCCAATGGATAGTTATTCCACTCTTCTGTAGTCAAACAATAGTAGAACCATTCTGTTTGAAGATTTCCTCCATTATTCCAACATGCATTACTGTATGCAGTGGAGTCAATAAGAACACCAGATCCGAACTGATATTGTTTACTAGACGCTACTTTGTTTGATCCAATTCCTCTACATGGAGGTTGATTATTTCCTGGGAAGTTACTAGCTCCTGGTTGTTTGGTGTTTTCCAGCCATTCGTCAACAGGAACAGTTGACGCATTAAAGTATCCAACCTGACCAATTGCTGTAGGTGGTTGATATGTATCTGGTGAGGAAGCATCTAATTCATTGGTTGCTTTAAGTCTAGATCTAACACCAGCAAAAAAGTGCATGTGACCAGCAATTGCACTAGCATCAACAGTCTCTGTATCTGTAATTTTTCCTGCCTGAGTTCCAACAGACCAAGATGGTTTTCCTTTCAGAGGAATAGTTTGTGAAGGAACGACAAATGTACCAGAATATGTTAACTGAATACTTGTTCCTAGAGTTGCTGTTGCTTCAATACCAAGACCAGATCTAGAAATTTCATTTCCTGCCTGATTTAACTTCCTAATGGATTTATATTGTCCTGCGTCAGGACCAGTTGTTGGTTTTGGATACTTTGATCCCAAATCTGGAACTACAAACTGTTCATCTGTTAAAAATTGAAGAGCATCACCATTTATATTTCTTCTAACAAACTTCCCAGTTGTTCCAGCTCCACAAACCGCTGCCAGTTGTGGATAATCAATAACATTGTATACTGTTCCATCACATCTCAAATATCCAGCAGGTAGATTCTGCTTCATATAATTTGAATCAATAGATGGATTAACTTCAACTGGCCAAATAATAATTTGACCTGTTAAATCTCCATACTTAGATTTTTCTGCTGCGTAAACTTTTGCCATCAGTATGCCTTGATTAGGTATACAATATTCATTGACGCTTGGTCGGTGTCTATAATAATATTTAGAGCATCATCTAGATTATCAGGAGAAACACTACCAATACTAATATCATTTAGAGGGAATGTAAATGGAGCGTTTAAAGAACCACGAGACATTTGAATATCAAATGTTCCATGATTATGTGAAGTAAATGCCGCATCATCTGGATCTTGACTATGGAAGTTACTCATGGATGTTGGCCAAGTTCCTTCTCTGAATATCACGGTTGCATTACTGCTTGCACCAATAGTTGCAAGAGAAAGTTTAATTGTATAAACCCAGTCACTATCATCCGTTCCTTCACGTTCAATTTCAGTAATATACGTTCCCTTTGCCATCTCATCACCATCAACTAATTGCCATGGGTGAATTTTATTATATTCATACCATGTAATGCTTGGATTTGCTTGTGATTGTTTAGTTGTTCTAATATCAGTTCCCGCAGGTAGAGTAAATTCCGTTACACCTTGAGTAATAGTGACTCCAGTAACTGTAAAGTAAGAAGAAGGATCTTCTGGGTTATTTTGAACGTTATTATAAGTCCCCTTATCATAACCATAAAAGTTTGTTCTATTTCCAAAATCAAGAGGTTTAGGAAACAAACCAGTCCACGCTTTATTAGCATGTTCCTTTACTGGTTCATATGGAAATTGACCTGTATATGTAGATCCAGCAAAGTTAACAGTTTGTGCAACTGCTTGTGGACTATTTCTTGTAGGAGTGCCATCATGCCAGTCTGGTGCTGGAACTTCCGACCAATAATCTTTCCCACTATCACTTACAAAATCATAAAATCTATCCATGGTTGGAAGTGAATGTTCATAATTATTATCACCATAAAAAGCAATCAAAGTTCTACCATTCTGCCATGATGGTGCCTGAGATTGACTTGGAAGTAATTGACACTGATAATTAGTTGAAATAACAGTACCAGAACAACTTGGTTCAGATACAGGTTGCGATCCACTAATTTCAATGTTAGCTGATGTAAACAATGCTGGACCAATAAAACCTGCAGCTGCAGATGCAAAAGTTCCAGGGTGATTATGTCCTGGGTTGTGATTAATACCAAGTTTTCTATTCAGTGTTGTGATTGAAGCAGTAAAGTCTGGATCACTAATATCCATTCCAGTGAACTTACCAGATAAATTTGTTCCAGTAGGAAGAACAAAGTCAATGTCAGCGTTTGCGGAGTAATTTGACTTAATAACCGCAGTTGTACCAAAATCTTTAATAAGATCAGATACTTTATTACCGTCAGAATCAAACACAGTATTCAATACGTCACCCTGACCATATTGATACTTTGGATCTGCAAGATACTCTGGTTCCAAATCAATCATTGCACGGTTACTAATGTTTGGAAGAACAAAAGTGTCATCTACAGCGTAATTTGGAAATTCTCCTGTAATACCACCACCATATGTCGTACCCAACTCTGCAGCTAATAATGGGTACTCTAAAGCATCTAATTCTGTTCCATCACAAATTCTCCATCCTTTCGGAACATTGTCCGCAGAGAAACCCTCAAATCCATTACCGCCCCATGGCATGATGGTGCCAATACGGGCGGTTCTCATGGTTTTAATAGAATTGTAGTATTGTGCCATGTGTTATCAGAGTTCTGTTAACCACCAACCACGTAGGTTGGAAGGAATGGATGATGCATTTGGATCACCAGCAGCATCTGTAGGTCCAACGTAAATTAAACCGAAAGATGCGTTTCTGGTTTGAACAATCATTTCTCCACTATCCCAAGCAGTAGTGAGTGAACCTGTTCCTGCTGCGATCTTACTACCAGAAATATCTCCCTGAATAGCGACCGCCTGGTTGCTGACTTTGAGTGCTCTGAGAACAAGACTTGCATTGTAAGTTAGATTTCCGCTAACTTCAACAAATCTAATCATGTCACCAGTTTCAGCATAATCTGGTAGATAT